GAGTTACCAGATTTCTTAACCATAGGTATATCTACATAGTTCATGGTAATGATAAATCCAGACCATACTACTACACCTAATCTTACAAAAGTGCCTAGTATTTCTATTTGATGTTCTTTATCTTCTACAACATCTTTTAACTTTTTTGTGAAGCTCCTTGGTTGTCCTTTGATGACTTTTTCTTCTTCCATTTATCAACTTTACCTTGTATAAACTTTTGTAGTTTTTTCTTTATGGTGTCAAAAAACGGTTGAGCAAACGTAGTTACAGCTACGGCAGATACCGCTGCATAGCTTGCAGCCACTACTACCTCTGTGGTAGGTAGTGGTACATCTATGTTTATCATTGGTATGTTTATGCTCGGTGCTGGTTGTTCCGTAGTTTCTGTAGCCTCTGGTTCTGTACCCTCTGGCTCTCTAAGATCGCTAGGAGGCACTACCAAAGGCACATAACTAGGAACGTCAGCAGTGGGTAACGGTATAGATATTGTTTCAAATTTTTGTGCAGGTGGTAACTTTATGGTTGGTATTTCCACTAACTTTTATCTGCAATAAGTTTTGCTTTCCACTCATCTTTTATGTTTTGAGTCCAAACTGCATTACATACACCTTGTACTTCTGCTGGTTCTGCTGAAATATCAGTACTAACTAAATTATTGTTACCATCTAATGTACCAGCTTGCAGTACATATCTTTCAAAAGATCTTGCAATTTCTTTGCCATCTTTTTTAATAACTGTTGCTTTGCGGACTTGTACAGCTTTGTATTGACCGACAACTTCTATCTTGTCGTATTCAATTGATTCGCTTAATGCCATTAGGATTAATCTCCGATTAAAACAGGTTTAGGCTTAGTTTATAGACGTAGCTCGGTCTATGCTGCTCTATAAGTGTAAGTAAAGGTTAGATAAGTACCAGCTTTAATAATGCTATTATTTGCACCTATCCAAGCTGAATTATCTCTAGTAACTACAAAATAAGCGTAGGCTGTACCACCGCCAACTTCTAAAAACATTCCCATATGACTACCAGTTCCAGCAGTAGAATCAAAATCAGCACCATGAGTAGCTACAGCAGCCATTGATGCGTTACTTGTATTAGTATTACTTTCAGCAGTAAAAGGTAATGTTATTCTTAATCCTCCACTGTAAGAAACAGTCTGCATCCTTAGTCTTCCACTAATATTAACTAAATTTCCAATTTTTGTATAATTTAATGTATTTTCACCAGAATATACAGACACATCTGTTTGACCGCTATCGCCCGTAGGAGTAGGCTGGTATTGTCCTTCTTCATAATCGTCAAGTGCGTTGGCTGCTGCGGTGTCTCCGTTAAAGGTTATTCCTCCACCACTTAGTATTCTTAATTTTTCGCCATTAGTAAAGAATCTAATAACGTCATTATTAGTACTTTCTATACCAGCACTACCATCACTAAAGCTAGATAATTTAAATCCGTCTGTGCCTGATTTTAGTTCTAGTTGAACATCTTTATTACCATGTCCACCAACAATGTATCTGTTTGCTTCTGCTCTTAAAGAAACTACCGAAGTGTCACCATAACTTTCTTTTGAAGTTACACTTTCATATCTATTATCACTTAATTGTGTGTTAGTTGCAACATCAAACACTGATATTCCAGTAGTAAAATCATGAAATACATTATTAGCAATAAGGTTTGAATCTCCATGTTGTACTCTAACACCTCTTTCTGTTTGAGTACCAGATGTATTATTAACTCTTTCTCCATGAAATACATTATCTGTAATGCTATTAAAATCATTATCAGCATTAGCTAATAACTCAACACCTATATAATCTTCACAAGCAGTGGGGTTTTCAGTATCAGCATAAAATAAATTATTACTAATAATAGATTGTTCTGATTTACTAATTCTTACTCCAAATTGTCTAGTATTAAAATGAGAACCAATAACAGAAAGATATGGTTCCATAGATGGGGTAGCATGGTCTACACCAATTTTTGTATTAATAACTAAAGCACTACTTATCTGTACTCCTTCACAAGTACCTCCAATAGTAAATGCTGCACCAGTACTAGCACCTATATCATTTGCTTGACATCTTTCAGCTTTTACATCAAGACATTGACCTGCAAATATAAAACCGCTTTGTGTTGTGCCATACACACCATTATGGATACATTCAACAATATTACTATTTCTACAATTATTAAATTTAAAACCTTGTGTCCAAGCACCAGATCCAGTGGGTGCAGCTACAATATTTTCTAATGAAACTCCAGGTCTTATACTTCCAGACGATACACTAAAGTTTGCATCCACAGGCGAACCTGACATAGTTGCAGACGCTTGAAACTGTAACTTTTCTAGTACTAATGAATGAGTATCATCCGAAGATGACCAATACAAACCATCAGTACCACCCGTAAATTTAAGTATAGATAACCTTTCTCCGTCACCAAACATAGTGACATTTTTATCACCAATAGTTATGGTTGAATTTAAAACATAAGTACCAGCTGGAACGTATACAGCTTTTTCAGTAGCTAAAGCATTATTAAAAGCTGTTGCATCGTTTGTAGAACCATCACCTGTTGCACCAAAATCTTTTACTGAAACAAAATCTTCTAATTTAGAGTCAATAGTTCTAGCTGTTGCTCCTGTATCAGATTGTGTATATGATAATTTTGTTGCAGCTATTGCTGCTGTTGAGGTAATATGACTGTTATCTATTTCTGCTGCTATCTTTGCACCTGTAACAGCATCATTTGCAATCTTAGCTGTAGTTATAGCATTACTTGCTATCTTATCACTTGTTACTGCATCATTTGCAATTTTAGCTGTAGTAACGGCACTACCCATAATTGTGCCAGTAGTAATAGCGTTGCTTGCTATTTTTGCTGTTGTTACATTTAAGTCTGCAATCTTTGCAGTTGTGACTGCGTCATCTGCAATCTTAGCTGTAGTTACACCATCGTCTGCTAACGCACCAGTAACATATATTGTACCTTTCATGTTAGCATGAGAAGCACACTGGTAGTACAGAACATCAGGAGCATCATGCTGTACTTCAACTATAACAGTTCCTGTTGTGTTGTTATTGGTAACACCTGTATTATATAATGTACCGCTAGTGCCATTATCTGCACTTTGTATTCTTATAGCATGAGCACCTGTGGTGTTCTCAAACCTATATGTTTTACCTCTTGTTAGGTAAAGTGTGGGGTCATTAACAGTTCCGTTAAGACCCTCTCCTTGAAAGGTGTAGTGATTTGTACCACTAGCACCTATTGTAAAGACATGATCCAGAGCTATTTCATCTAGACCAGCCTTATTTATTTGTGTTAATGACATAAATTATGCTGCCTCTAATTTTGCTATTCTGGTTTCTAATGTCTCTACTTTTGCTGACAATTCTTGAACTGCCTTTACAAGCATTGGTATTACCAATTTTTCATTGACTCTAATAGTATCTTCTATTACTTTTCCATTAACCTCTACAGTTCCATCTGCACCAAATTGTTGTACTAAATTAGGATCTACAGTTTTTACTTCTTGTGCAATAAAACCATATAAAGTATCTTTTTCTTCGTCACAAAATCCTTCTATCCAATTAAATGAAACAGGTCTTAAAGCATTTATAGATGTTAAACCTTTATCTAGAGTAGCAATATTTTTCTTAAGCCTTCTATCAGAAACATTATAAATATTAGAACCTGAAGGAGCACCAATATTTCCTCCAGCACTAATCTTCATTCGTAACTGGTCAGAAGTTTCAAAATTCATAGGTATTGCTGAAGGTGTCGCAATTCTTACGTTGTCACCAGCATCATATTTCAACATGAATGTTCTGACTACACCTGTAGAAGTCTTACCAAGCATAGTAAGTGCACATTCTCCTTGATTAGCAATATTTTCTATTTTTATGTCAGCAAAACCGTTCTGTCTTACATGAAGATTATGTTGAGGGTTAGTTGCTGAATCACCTATACCTATATCACCGTTTGCGGCTATACGCATACGTTCAAGAAGATTACCACTAGTATCTTTATTGAAGATTTGAAATACTCCACCACCACTAGATTCTGATACTTGTATTTGCCCTGCTTGGCTAACACTATTTGATTTAAATAAAAGCTGTGCGTTAGCACCAGTTCTACTTACAGCTACACTTGAGTTATTATCTTCTACCTCAAAAATATGGTCTGGTGATGTTGTTCCAATACCAAGCCGTCCAGTTGCAGTTAGACGCATACGTTCTGCAACTGTAGAGCCAGTATGGAAAGTAATTGGATTACTATTGTCACATCTTAGTGATAATTTGTTACTTGAATATAAAAGTGTTCCTGGGCCAGTTACAGAGCCATTACTATATGAACTACCAAGTCTTACAAGTTGAGCATTAGAAGATCCCGAAGTAAGTCTAATACCTTCACTACCACTACCTAAATTAGCTTCAGTATCTACATCTAAGTTTAATAAAGTTGCTGGACTTGATGTACCTATACCAATTTTGCCGTCTGAAACTATACGCATAGCTTCATTACCACCCACATCAATCATCATACGGTCAACATCATGGCCGTATGTTATCCTTCCTCTACCGCCAGCAGCAGTATCAGCAAAATCTATTGCGTTAAAACCATCTGTAGCAGCAATAAGTGTTACACCTGCTCCTCCACCTGACGCTGTATTGGAAATAACTACATCATCATAATAAGAACTAGCAGAACCAATACTTGTACCGCCAATAAGCAACCTTCCAGACGAATCAAAAATTAAATTTGACTCACTATTTAAAGTATCAGTAGTTCCAGTACCAGTGATAACTCTGTTGTCTCCTTGGTTGTTTATTGTTATACCAGAAGGTATAGATTCAAATGTAGGGTCTGCTCCATTGTTTGCACGTAAAAACTTACCATCATTTGATGATGTGCCATGTTCTAGTTTTGCTAAGGTTACTGCTTGATCTGCGATTCTAGGTTCAGTAACTGCATTGTTTGCTATCTTAGTTGAAGTAACTGCACTGTCATTTAACTTAGTTGTAATTACACTAGCTGCACCTAATTTATCCTCTGTAATTGCACTATTTCCAATCTTAGCTGTAGTTACTGCACTGTCTGCTATTTTAGCTGTAGTTACGTTAGCGTCTATAAGTCTATCTGTATTTATAGAATTATCAGCTAATTTGTCTAGAGTAACTTGTCCAGCAGCTATTTTAGCTGTTGTAATTGAACCATCTGCCAACTTTGCATTTGTTACGTTCGCATCTACAATCTTAGCAGTTGTAACTGATCCGTTCTGTAGTATGGCTGTTGTAACTGTGTTGTTACTTGGTGTACCTATTCCGACTGTTGACCCAATGACAGTAACGAAAATACTAGCACCGTTAGCAGGGGCAGACCCAAAGATAATGTCGTTGCCAACAAGAACGAATCCCTCGCTTGGCTGGCTTGATCCAGCGTTAGGTTTTTGAATGACTCCATCGACACTAACAATAAGTTGCTGTGCATTAGTTGGTGCATTTGATATGGTAAATCTATAAGCTGTTCCATTTGGTGTTGCACTTCCTCCACCTGTATTAGATGAGCTAGATAGTGTAGATATAAAGAAGTTACCAATAGCTGTAGCTTCTTCCCAAGCAGAATTTTGACCAGAGTAAACCATAAGTTTACTATTACTTGTGTCGTACCATAAGTCACCGCTATCTAAAGAAGATGTAGGTGCAGAAGATGACACTCTGTATCTGTTTGAAAATGAGTTAACTGTTGCACTGATAGCTGCAATATCCGCAGCACTAGCTAGTTGTTTGTGAAATGTGTATGTATGTAATGTTGTTGTAGTCTGTACCTGTAGTCCACTGCTTGCAGCTAGACTTGTATTACGTAGTGTTGTTGGGAAACCAGTTATAGTTACAGTGTTACCTGTACCAGCACCGTTAGATATAGTTGCTACACCAGAGTTATTAATACTAATTGCACTACCACTACTTACCTGAGATATTGACACAACAGTACCAGCACCGTTGCTTGGATCTGGGTTTGTAGCAGGAAAACTTGTCTCATCAGCAATAGCTACAAAACCACCAAGAGCGTTAGTTACTGCAAGTATTTGATCGTTTACAGCTTTTGATGTAGGTATACGAGCATCGCTAGAGGTTAAACTTGTTTCTAGTGTAATACCATCAAGCTGGTTTAGCTCTGCTGTAGTAGCTGTAAGAGCTGTAGAGCTTGCTAGGTTTGACGCAGTTGTTGACTGCATACCAGCTAGTGTTGTAAGCTCAGAGTCAGCTATCTTGTCAGTTGTAACAGCGTTGCTTGCTATTCTAGCTGTAGTTATTGCTGAATCTGCAATTTTGTCTGTAGTAACTTGTCCAGCAAAAATATGGGCTGTTCTTATAGCATTGTCACCTATTTTGCTGTTATCAATAGCGTCATCTGCTATCTTAGCTGTAGTAACTGCACTATCCTGTATTAAAGCTGTTGATATTGTGTCATCACCTATTTTTGCAGTAGTTACAGCATCATTTGCGATTTTAGAATTAGTAACAGAAGATCCAGCTAGTTTATCTGCCGTAATATTTCCGTTAAGTATTTTAGCTGTAGTAACTGCGTTATCTGCAAGTTTTGCTGTAGTAACTGCTGAATCATTTAATTTAGCTGTAGTAATAGAATTATTTGCAAACTTTGCTCCTGTAACTGCATTGTCTGCTATTCTAGCTGTAGTAACTGCATCATCTGCAATTTTACCTGTGGTAACTTGACCATCAAAAATATGATTTGTTCTTATAGCATTGTCACCTATTGCAGCTTCTTGAATCGCATCATCTGCTATTTTTGCTGAAGTAATAGCATCATCAGCTATGTCTGCTGTAGCAATACTACCATCTATAATTTTAGCACTGTTTACAAATGGTTGTGCTACACCGCTAATACTAGGTTGTATGCCACCAAATATAGATCCTTCTAAATCTAGTGCTTTGTTCCTAGCATCTTGTGCTGTAAAGTTAGATTCAGTAGATGAGTTGTTTAAATCTGTAGCTCTTATTGTACTACCACTAGCAAAGCTAGTATATGCACTGTCTGCATCTCTTGTTCTACGCTCACAAAATACTACTGCACCTTGCGGTAGTGCAGAGTTAAATGTAATTGTATTGTTATCGCTGGATAGTGTGTAGTTGTATAAAGTTGTACCTGCTGAAACTGCAGGGAAGTATAATCCATCTGTGTTGTTCACCTGTGGGTGACTAGACTGTGCAGTACTACCAGTAGACTGGCGTAGCTGTAGCACTCTAGTACCACCCGACAATGTGACATAAACATCTAGATCATCTTGGTTATTTAGTTGTATACTGACAGGACTAAATACAGTTGTAGTTGCATTAGTCGTGGCAGGAAATTGTTTTTTAGTTGTAACTGCCATTGATAATCAATGTTATTTTGGTATATTTATTAAGTTTTGTATTGCTTCGTAATTTCCTGATTGACCTATACCTTTCTGTAAGGTTCTTGCTCTAAATTTAGCATCTAACTGTGGGTTGTTTCTACGTAATTCTTCCCATGCTAATTTCTTAGCTCTTCTAAACTCTTCTGCAATAACTCTGTAGAATTTTTGCTCATATAGTTTAAAGTCAGTTTGACGTAAACCTCTGTTTTTATATTCTGCTAATCCTCTAGCCCATAAACCATTTTTATCACCCATAATAGCTTCTAATCTAGACCTTAGTGGCCCCATAGACATGTATTTAGATAGCTCTGACTTTTCCATAGATGTAAGTTTTACACCTTTGTATGTATCCATAATCTCAGGTAAGTTAAAGTTCATTTCTAACAAACCTTCTTTTACAAAATCACCGTCAGGTGCTGATATAGTTATGGGACTAAACGCATTAAATATACGCCAAAGTGGACTACCTACAGGAGGTTGGTATCTTTTACCAGACCTGTCCTTAGCTAGTATGTCATACTTAGGAGGTATAGTAGATTTAAAGATTAGATCACGTTTTCTAAAGTTTTCTAAAAATGTATTAGCTTCTTTCTCGTTTGCATCAACAATATCACCAAGCTGACCTAAAAGACCATATCCTGGAAATAGTGTTCGTAGACCTCTTGTTAGTATATTCTGTACTTGACCACCTGCAGAGTCTGCATTTAGTAGTATAGCTAGATCTTCTACACCAGCTAACATAGATTTATCTACAAATGTAGCTGTAGCCATCCATACTAGCTTTTCTGCTGTTTCATCTCTATAATCTGTACCTAAAACGTGCTGATAGTTTACAAGGTTAGCAGTAGCAGCTAATAATGTGTTAAATGGCTCTAAATCTCTGTAAGATACGTAAACATCACGTCCACCTACACTTACTTTGATAGAGTTTGGCTGTATACCGTTAATTCTCCAAAGATCTCTAGTCTCTTTGTCAAATGGTAAGTCACCATATAGCTGACCAGCGTAGGCTGCAGCTGTAGCAGCTCCTATTAGGGTAGTACCCATAGCCAATCTACCCTTCATTATAGCCTGTTCTTGTGCTAAATTACCTTTAGTTATACCATATTCAGCTAAAACATCAAAATCAGGCTTAGAGGACATAATATCTGTCCACTTTTTAGTAAATATTTCTAGAGGTGTATGAGCCCAGCTAAGTCGTAGGGCATTATAACCAGTACGTACAAATGGAAAGAAGAATAAACCGCCAGGAACTTTGTTTAAAGACTCAAATATTCTAAGACTATCAGGTAAAGCTGAGGTTAATGTAGCTTCGTTACCAGCTAATTGAGCTGCTTCGTCACTAATAATAAACTTACCATCTTTTTCTTTAAATATAAGTGATCTAAAATCGTTTTCTGTCCTTGCTGCATACTCAGTTAGATCTTTAATATCTATACCTTGTTCTATACCACGTTGAGCAGCTCTCATACGCATTTCAAATCTACCAATAACTGTACGTGCCATAGCATCTCCAGCACCCATTATGTTTTGACTAAATCTTACAAATGGGTTGGTGTTGAAATCTGCAACAGTAGTTAAGAATCCGTATGTATTTTTTTGTACATCAGTACCATACTTATCTACTAATCTTTTTTGTTTCTGTAGCTGTGCAATATCTTGTGCTTGGTCAAATCTACCTACATAACTCTGTTTACCTCTGTTCATACCTACTTTATAGTTATGTACAAACATTTGTAGACCCTCTGCATAGGCTTTACCTATAGCGTCTATACCAGCTGCAGCAATAGCAGCAGTTTGTCTGTCACCAGTAATTCTAGCTCCAATATAAGCTGTCCAAGGTCTTAATACTGTTATAAAGTTTGTACCAAGTACGGCTCTAATTGGTGTTTTTAGACTACTAAGAATAGAATTGTAGTATACAGAGGTTAGTTCTGTGTATAATCTAGGTGCTATTCTGTTACCTTGTATGTTACCACCAATCAAACTACCAAATCTAAACTGTAGATAATCATTAATATGTTCAAGTGTATTTATTGCACCATCAGAGGCAGCATATAACTCAATCAAATCATTTAGCTTATCTGGATTATTAGTATCCTTAGCTAACTCATCTAAATTTTTACGGTATTTTTTTACTGATGATTCTATACGTGCTAAGTTTCTATTAACTCTTTTCTTTGCAGCACCGCCTAACTGTAAACCTTTTTGTACAGCTAGTTCGTTACCTGTCATCCAACCAATCTTCTTATGTTCTATTAAGGCTATCTCCATCCTATCAAGAATCATTTGAATCTGTCTTTGTTTGTTTACACGCTTAGGTAGTTTTAGTGTACCTGCTGATATTTCAGATAGTTGTTTAGCTAAAGTTTGTACAACTAAACCAAGAGCAGCTTTCTGTGTACCAGTACCAGTAACTATCTTGTTACCATCGTGTACCCATTGTATATAGTTTTTAGCATCAGGATTATCAAACAAGTTTCTAATCTGATCTACACCATCATCTTTTGCTAACATACCATATATCTCTTGCATCTGTTTGATAATTGTAGCTTTGACCTCTGCATAAGGCATAGCGTTATCAATGTCTTGAAATGCTTTTTCTGATATGTTATCTACTACTTCTAGTATATATTCACGTATATTTTTGTCACCATTTGACATCTGCCTTAGTGCAGTCTCAGTAACAATGTTACTAGAACTTACTGGTCTACCTCCAACCTTACGGTAGGTATTAGCTTCGCTTAAATTTTTTGCAGCATTATTTACATTGGTGTCCATCGTAGTTGTGGCTCTAGCAGAGTCATCAAACTTCTCTGGGTTGTTAGTAGGGTCTGGTTTACGGAACCTATCTAGCATGTCTTGTCTACTACTTTTACCTAAGTTGTTATCCCATCTATCACCTTTAGATGCTCCAATCTTTTTAGCAAAAGCTATATAATCTTCTATCTCAGCTGCAGTTGGGTCTGCCTTAGATAAGTTAAGTTGGTCAGCAGGATCCCAGTATATACGTACTTGATGTAGACGTTTACCTTTACCAGCCTTGTAACCACCTTCATGTGTAAAACCACCAAAACCTAATTCTCTAAATCTGTTTCTAAGTGGGTCAATAAACCACTCGTTTATACCGTCCCAATCTACACCATCATCGTAATAATCTTTTTGAACATAACGTAATTCATCTAAAAACTCAGCCAAAGTAGCATCTTCACCTACATTCTCATATGCTTCATTTACTGCAGATTGAAAAGAACTAGGTTCATTAAATTTCATTTCACCTTCTGTAGCACTAAAAATTGTTCTTTCAGTTCCTGGCTGGTTAATGTAATCTTCAATAAAAGCCCTTGCATCAGAATCCATAGGCTTATCTAAATCTATGAATTTTACTGGTTCCTTTTCTGCACCTCTATATACTATAGGTTTAGATTTGTCACCTTTCTTACGACCTTTTTTTGTATATGTTCTAGCTGTAGTAAAATCTTCAGTTGTATACAGACCATCACCATAAATACCAACTTGTTTACCTTGTTCTAAAGCATTGTAATCTTTATCTAAAGTAAACTGTTCTCGTGTACCATGATAGTATGTACCTCGACCTCTTGTGTCAATTTTAGTTCTTATCTTTTTACCAGCAAATAATTTTTGTAGTTCTTTGTAATCATCTTCGTCTAGATGAGTTTGTAGGTATTCATCAAAGTAATCTCTTTGGTCACGTATACCATTACCTTGTGCAAACTCGTAATCAGCTCTTTCTTTGTTAGTTATGGTTTCTTCTTTAATACCTTCCTTAACAGTTTTATTTAGTTCTTTATTTGCTTTTACGTTTGCTTGTTCTACAGTGTCACCTGCTTTTACAGCCTTCTTAGCAACTCTCATGCCTTTTACAAGACCTATTAAGTAGTGACCTACAATGTTAGTAGCACCACCTGCAGCGGTAGTTTTAATTCTAGCTAACCAAGGGTTATCATCTTCTTTAATAGATAATGCTTCACTAAAAGGTAAAAAAGGTGCATGTTCATCTATGAGGTTTGCTATGTTACCCATTTCAGAACTTTCTGTTATAAAATCTGCAACAGCACCCTCAGATGCAATCTTTGCTAATTTACCAAGTGGTTTTTTACCTTTACCTATAAACGTAACAAATTTACCACTAGGTTTTGCAAGTCCTAATGCTTTACCAAATCTACCACCGTAGCTACCTAATTTAGCAGCTTTTGCTCCTACAGCAGTTGCAGCACCTGTACCAGCTGTAGCCCAAGATAATAGTCCAAACTCTACTAGACCTCTAGTTAGTTTACCTAGTCCAGATCTGTTTTCTGGTGTTAGCTGGTCAGGTATAATATCTACAGCACTACCCTCATAATCTTTATGAAAAGGGTTGTTTAGGTCATCTTGTACACCATACAAAGCATTTATACCTGTTTGTACTGTGTCTCCACTAAGTTTAAAAAGACTACCTACACTTTCAACAGCATCTATACCACCACCTACTATAGCAGATCCAACTTCTTGAACTGCTTGTATTGGGTTGTTTGCTATAAAACCTTGCTCTTTAGCTTGCTCTGTTGCCTGTGCTTTCATGGCATCTTCTTGTGCCTGTTCAGCTTCTACTATAGTTCTTGCCTGTTCAGCAGCTGCTTCCCATCCCGCTTGATCTTCTTCTAACTCGTTAAAACTAGATACATCAATGGGATTTTGATTTAAGTTTAATTCTTCACTCATTGTTGTAACTCCTTCCTAAGAAAGTTGTAAAAGTTTTGTAGATTTTTTGCTTCAATTCTACTATTTCTCCTATCAAGTGGGTTTATATACGACATAAATGTCATACCTTCTTGGTTAAAACCAGATGTTTTTCTAAATTTTTCTACTAATTTTAAGTATGGGTCATTAACAGAACCAGCTACTTTACCTTCTGAAAAATGCTGAGATCTAATCATAAGTTTGACAGTCTCAAACTCAGATTGACTAGGTTTCCAATTTGTACCATCCCAACTCTTGTGCTTGTCATCTAGTATTTTTGAACCTTCAATCTTTTGTTCAAGTATAGTTTTATTTTTCTGCCACTTAACATAGTCTGGGTTTTGTATTGTTAGTGTACCCATACCACTTTCTACTTCAACATACCGATCTTCTGGCTCTAAAGAAGTCAAGGTAGCTAGTTGTTGTGTTAGATCTTGAGTAGTACCTGCACCAGAGTTCTTGATAACTTTGTTTAGTGTTGATTTAGTGTTAGTGTTAGCAGCTATACTAATTCTAGGAAAACCTGCATCAAGTTTAGTAGTATCTCCAGAATAGTAACTATTTAGTACACCAAACGCAAAATCCTTATCATCTTGTATATTATCTGTCAAACTACCAGCTTGCATCATTAACTTATAACCGTTCATCATATCCTTACCATTTCTGTAAGCATGAGCTACCATTAGTATGGCTTGATTCTTGTTATCAGTTTGAGCTACAGCAGTCTGTATCAAATCGTTTAGATGTTTACTGTTTACCTTTGTACGAATGTCTGGATCAGTTGTATACTGTTCCATAGTAACATTTTGGCTTTGTAAAATATTAGACAAATCTTTATCGTTTATATCTACATCTACTAAAGCATTACCTAAAAACGCTGTAGATACAACACCCATCTCATCTAATGCACTTTCTTTTTCTAACTTACTGTCAGAGTTAAAAGCTGCACGTAGATGTTTATATTTTTCTTCTAAATTTTGCTGTATAACTTGTTGTGCTGGACTAAGTTGTGATATATCTATGACTAGATCTTCACGTCCATTTGCCCTTGCCTGTAAGTTATGTATCTCAAATTTAGTTCTACCAAGTGTATCTAGTTTTTGTAGTTGACTTACTTGCTTGTTAAATCCTACAACTACACCTTTCTTATTTATTTGTGGTGTAAGATTTATTTCGCTTAGTAATTTATCAGTAGCAATAGCATCAGCATTGCTGTATTTAATTTTAGCTTCTAAATTATCTCTAGCTATAATACCCTCACTTAACAATAAGTCAGCTCTAGTTGTAGACGCAGGTTTAGTATTGATAAAACCTTTTTCTAAATCAAAATAATATCTATAGTTTGGATCATTTTTCTTAGCTTCATATTCATCAATCATTTGTTGTGCAGCAGCTTCATAAGCCTGAGCTTTTGTTGCAAATTGTCCAGTTTCCCATGCTTGTTTAGCTTTAGCCATTACATCTGACTCAGCAAATTTAACTGCATCGTCAATACTGTTTGTAACAAAATCAGCTGTAGTTTTATTTGCACCACCTATATCTTTTAGATGTTTTTCTACACGCTCGTTTGATGCTTTTACAGCCTCAACAAACCCTTGCTCATTAAAACCAAATGGCTCTTCTACCAAATGCTTATTATCCTTAACCATTTGTTTGACATCTGGGTGCATCTTATTCCACTGTTCTCTAGTAACCTCACCATCAGTATCATAAATATCTGCATAAAATTTTAATGATGCTCGTTTATTTAATATATCTGGAGTCCAATCTTGCTCTTGTTTTAGTAAAGTTCCTATATTATCAAGATCTTGAAAATTATTATTAGCTGCCATAAACTCTTCTAAACCATTTTTATAATCGTTTAAAGAAAAGTCTGAGCCATCTTCATTACCGTTAAAATATAATTTTTTCAGTTCTTTTACACCATTGGTGAATCTTAACTTTAATGCTTTTTGTTCTTGATTGGCTCTTTGTACATCTTTTTGTTCTGCATTTGCTAAGATTATATCTAAATCTAAATCACCAACAAAATGCTCCTCTAATGTTTTTTCGCCTTGACCTCTCATAAAAAACTTACCAACTCTTTGATCTCGCAAAAATTGTACTATTTCTTGCCTTGAGTCTGCATCTGCAGTTTCTAAAAAAGTTGTTATATCTTTTATTATCTGTTCTCTATTCTGTAAGTTTCTTGCACTGTTAGGACTGTTTAGACTGTGACTATATGCACCTAGGTTTAACATTTCCTGGATTGTGTCTTTAGCAGTCTTTACACCGCCTTCTAACTTAACCTCTACTCCATCAACAACCTTACCATAATCTAGAGTTTCATCAAAGTCAAAGTTTTTAGCTGCAGAAAATAAAGTAGTTCTTCTATCTAATATTTCTTCAGCACCTTGAGCTTTCTTTTCTTTTTGAAACTGCTCTTCTCTATAGTCATCAGTTGTCTTTACAACAGACTTAGTTAGGTATCTATATACAATACTTTCTTTTGCACCATAAGGATTGTTTTCTTCTAAATAACGATCTTCAACAACATCTTCAACATAACGCTTTTTATTTACATCAGTAAGTGTTCTGTAATCTTTTATTGCTATTTCTCCACCACCTAACTCATCTGGAAAAGTTATTCTTTCTTCACTAGAACTTAGTTGTGATTCTAGATATGGTCTGTATCCTAATGCAGCCTCGTTAAAGGTTGCTCTCATAAAACCATAGGCTACATTGGAACCGAGTTTTCTTATGTTTAGTGCTTGTAGTTTTTGTTTTAGATTTAATCTAACTTCATCTTCTAAAAACTTTTGACTGGTTGCAATAGCTTTTTCTTTTTGTTCAGCTATTTTAGCTTCAATCTCATCTAGTTGTGCTTGAGTTCCATCAATTTCTGCAACAGTTTCTGGATCACCTGCTATATATTTACGAGCTTTTTCAGTACCTTGTCTGCGTTTCTCATCAATATATGCCTTACCTATAGTCTTTGCAGAGGTATCTAAAAACTCGTTTAGTGTGTTACTAAATTGTCTAAGGTTTTGTAGTTCGTATTGGTCGTTACGACTCATTATAGAGTCTTGTCTTTGTAACTCAGCCATTTGTCCACTGGCTTGCCTTTGGAACTCTGCAACATCTTGGGCTCTTTTACGATCTAGTGCCTTAGCTGTTTGAGCTATGTCCGTAGACACATCAGGTACTGATCTGTTCTTAAAACCCGTTGCTTTTGTACTGGGTGTGTATGACATTTTAAATTACTTTGAAAATGCGTCCTGCCAAAACTCATCTCCACCTATAGTTTTTCCTGCTGACAAGGTAGTACTTATACCACCAAGTATAGGGCCAAGTATGGAGGGTTTGCTTGGAGCTGCTTGTTTTATTGGTCTTATCGTCTTAAACGATGCGGATGGAGCGACTGATGCAGATGTACTAATACTGTTAAAGGCAGTAACATTAGACCCATACTGATCTAAGTCAATACCAAATTGTTTGATACCGTATGCCCTAGTAGCATCATATACTGTAGCATCCAGTTGTGCTTGTGAAAATCCAAACTCTCTCTCAGCTTGATCTAGAGTCAACATCATAGATTGACCAGATTGCTGTCCACTTGCTAGTACCGATCCTTGAGCTTGAATTGCTTTTGCTAAATTAGTTTGACTTTCAAACATAGTCTTGTTTACTTTTTCTCGTAACTCTGCTTGATTAGCCTCAGAAGCTCTGTTGGCTTCTATTTGATTTATGTTCTTTTTGTTATAGTATGCAGATCTAGCTGCTGCGTCAGCTTGTAATTGTGCAGTAAATACTTCACCTTTGCGTTGGTCATTGTATGCTGATATTGTTATATCATTGATATACTTTTGTCTTGCCATCGCATTAGAACGATTAACAGCATCGACTTGTGCTCGATGTGCTCTGTTCTGTTCAGCAATACCACTTACAGCTTTAGCTGCACCTAAGCCGATACTGAAGGCCAAGGTTGTACACATGGTTTAATAAATGTTATAAGAGGGACATTGTTATAGACATGATAGTTGACAAAGGTGAAACCTAAAAGTTTTAGTAATTTTATATGTGATTCATTCCGCATATCTGCTTGATTGAATAAATAAGGATTGAGTAAACTGTTTACCCAGCGTTTAGCTTCTCTCACAAATGTATGTGGGTATTCTGTACTAGCATCAGTACATAACATCCAAATAAGATTATGTGGAGTTACTCCTGCCACTCCAGCAGCCTTGCCGTTGGGAACCTTAAAATATACAGAATATGCTGAATTATAGAAAGATTCAATTATAGAAGCCTCTGCACATAAACCAGAAGTCTCCTCTGCCTCACGCCTATCTTCACGGCGTAAGTCCAGACCTACACTTAGAGCTAACTCTGGAGTGCAAGTCTGTATATACTTACCTTCGTACATGTCGTCTATTATGGTATACGCCATCCCAGCTTGCTGAGATTATAGCGGTTGAAAAGGGGTCGGGTATTTGTATTTGTAAAGTATATTTCTCATTCTTACGTTGTACTGGCACTCGCACACTTGTAGCTAAGTCTGCAGGAGGCTTATCAAATACACTAGAATCAGATAATATACCAGACTCAAATTGTACATAATCATCTATATCTTTAGTTACGTTACCACTAGCATCAACATATGTAAATGGTGATGTCAAATGGAACTCTACAGGGCCACCTACACCCATTTCAAAGTTGATACCAGATATACGTAAATCACCATCTGTATCATAGGTGTTTTGACCTACATTAAAATAGTATGTGGGTAATTCTATAATACTTGTATACTTATATCCTACAGCAACTTTTGCTGCACTATGTAAGTTTATATTATTGAATGTAACACTGTTAGTTCCTACAGCATCAGCTGCTCTTACAGTACCAGCTATGGAGTTACCATCGCTATCGTTACCAGACAAACCAACCATAAACAAGTTTGTAGTGTTTGCAGGTGTATATGGTATTGTAAGTACAGTTTTTTCTGGAGCTGTAGTTGTTTGAGCTGACCCAGCTACGTTTGTAGCTATGGTCATGTTATCTAAATGTGCTTCAAACTGTCTTGAAGTTTCAAGTGGTGAGCCAACAGTACCTGTACCTAGTACATATGCCCTAGTATTATCAGCATCTGCTACATATTCATGTCTACATAGTTTGTAGCTACCATCATGTAAAGTAACAGTAAAAAAACTACCAGCTGTATACAACATGTGTTGCATAGTACCTGTAAGTGTCCAGCTATACCATGCTGATTGTTCACGATTGTTACCAGCGTTGTAGTATTTATAATGATATACAGAAGTGTCACCTTTTTTACCATAGGTTACAATACCTATAGATGTAGAGTTTGTAGATTTAGTTATATCTTTGGGTAAAAACTCTGGTACTACTCGTGTCTGTTCTAGTATATTAGGAGGTGTGTCATCATCTATAACAGTAGCTTCAAATGCTCTTGCATATGCAGATACGTTAGATGTAAACAATACTGACGTTCCTAAATCTACAGGTTGTATAGTTTGATCGCACTCATAACTAGCAACCTTTTTTAATCTTACAGTTTTAGGACTAAATATATCAGACTCTGTAAATAATAAAAACTGTCCACTGTCACTAAACATCATCATACCTTTTTGTATAGGTAAGACATGGTTAATAAATGCAGGTTTTATATCAGATACAGTTATGTCTATAGGATTATCGTCACTAGCAGATATGGCTGATACTATAAATAAATTAAAGTACGATCCTGGCTGGCTCATTACTACATTCTCACCAGAAATCAAACCTAATCTGTTTCTGTGAAAAAACATTTCTTGTATTGTAGAGCCTTGAAAAGAAGGAAAAGGATTAGAAGCATTATCACCTACTTCTCTATTTTTCCAGTAGTTATCATTGCCTTGACTATTTGCAGTTGATAAATCTAACTTTACAAAAGTAAATGTACCGTTACGGTTGTTTATCAAAGCATGTGGCATAGTTGCTGGGTCTAACCCTAAAAACATAGGATCATCGTCCATAGTCACACTACCACTACTAGCATTATTATCTGTGCCAGTTACTGTAAGTGTTTTAGATAATCCCGATCCTGCAACTGCAGTAACTGTGTAAACACCATCTACCGCTGATCCACCTGTAAAATTTAAATGTACATCATCACCAACTACATTTGTATGATTAGCTATAGTGCATATTATGTCTGTTGAGCCACTAGCAGTAGTGTATGTTCCAGTTCTTTTAGGTAATGAAAAACTTGTTGGTCTAACAGTTTCTTCGTAACTACCTGCCCCAGACGAACCATTATTAGCTATAAATTTTACATAGTAATCATCAGTATCTAAGTCAGCAGTGTTTGATATTTGAGCTACATAACCATGCTTGTTCATAGCTGGTAATCTAGTAATATCTTGTGCCTTTTGACCTATCACACTCATGTTTTCATTTACAGCACCACCAAGAAAGTTTACACCATCTGCAGCTGTACCATCTAAGTATAAACCACTACCTATAACTTCAGCATTTACGTTAGCTAAAGAACTATTAACAGCAGTAGCTAAACCATTAAGAATGGAAGCCATAGAGATAGTACCATTATCTGGGTTTTTAGGAGTTTTAAAGTATGCTATACCAGAAACACCTTCATATGTAGTTACTGGTTCTACAGCTTCTACTGATATACGGTAGGTCTCACCTTCCATAGTTACGTCAATAAATTTACCTTCTGCTGTAGTTTTGTTTGTTTCTTTTATAAGTCCACCGTCAGATAATGTAACTGTTGCAGTATATCGAACTCTATAGTTTTGAGTGTAACCTAAGAAATCGGACACCTCAGTACCAGTTCCATCATAGTTTGCTGTGTTACTTTCTATATAACTATTACCATTTACTTGTAAGCTACCTTCAATGTTTTCACAGTTACTAGCACCAGAAGTACTTACTGCACTACCTCCAGAAAATGACCAAGTTAATGTACCAGACTTTGATTGGTTTACATTAGAGTCATCAAAAGTTGGCCCTTGAGCACTACCTCCAGACAACCTATCCACTTTTACAGAAGTAACTCTGAAAAATGTATTGGGTGTGGGAGCTGTACCAGTATATAAAATGTATTCAGTATTGTAAGCAACAGTATCCAGCCTAGCATATGAGTAGTTTCCATTATCTAAAGGTTCCTCTGTAAGACCTGCTATACCAACAACTTTGTTTGGGTTTGCAATTAGAGTATAGTCTTGAATTGTAGTAACTGCATAGGGTGATGTAGCCCCAGCAAGGTAGCTAAATATAGAATCTCCACTAGAATTTGTCAGAGATTTTTCAGTACCATCTGCTAGATCCCATACTCTAATAGGCATACTACCAGAATTACTTGGTGTTATTTGTACTATATATTTTTCATCTCCATCTCTCAGTATTTCATACCAATGGCCAGATGTATTTGCATTGGTTAGAGTCCCTACAAATTCTGCAGGAGGACGTTTTCTAAGACCAAACGTGATGTCTGGAACGGCATTATCACATACCCTTAACTGTCCTGGAAATTTTATTTTATCTGGCTGTTGTGATACACCCCCTAGAAAGTTTGGGATACGTTGATTAATTGATGCCATTACATTCTTCTTAATACTTTAAATGGTCTGTATACGGTATTAGCATCTTGTTGATACTGATAGTCGTTGAATATATTGTGGTCTGCCTGTCTGTTTTCATACTCAATAGCAGAAGCCCTTGCAAGAGCCTCATCTGCCTCAAGTAACTTAGCAGATGGTTGACTGTTTACCATACGGTTAGAGGCCACTCTGGAGGCTCTGATGGTAACATAGTCTTTAAATGCTTGTGGTAGATCTTCAAAGTCTAGCATCCACACAATGTCAAAATATAATTTACTGCAATTTTCAAAAGTAAAAGTATGACCTTTTTTGTCGTATACTTTCATCACTCCGTTGTCACTACGTCTAACTACATCATAATCTTTACCATGTTGAAAGATGTTGAGGTCTAGTTGTAGTACATTGTTTGGTATGATACATTGATTGTTTGCATCAAGTTGTATAGGGTACTCATTCTCTGTGTTGTATGACCACCCTTCAGCTTGTATCTCACGGCAGACTTGCCTTAGAGTCTTTTGTGCTATAGCCACTTCGGGGCTCTGCACTGTTAATGTATTAACTGGGGTTTCTCCAACGCTCATCAGGATTGAGTTGACAGCATCTAGTTCGGTAGACACTCCGTAAGATATTTGTGCCATAAAAAAAGGGGGGCGTGTGCCCCCGTATAAATGTGTATATTAGTTGAAAGCTGCTGGCTTTGTAGTTGTTCCTGCGAACAATTCTACACAAGCTGCTGGATTCACAAAATCTGCTCCCATAGCCATGCGTCCTAGGATGACATCGCCTTGGTATACCACTGAGACATCCCCAGAAGTTACCTGTACCTGTGGGCCGATTGTTTCTACTACACCTGCAGCTTCTCTTTGGAAGATTAGCCCGCATGTGTTTGCAAAGTTAGAGGCAGCACCGTAGTTTTGGCGAGGGCCATAGTTGTTACCTGTAACTGTTGTAGCTGTTTCGATACCTTCAGATACGAATGAACCTGTGTTGCCAGGATCTACTGTATCAAGGTCAGTTGCAGCTGAAGCACCACTTGAAGGTGCATACTTAGTACCGTACTTAGAGAAGAATGGTACGTTCATTGATTTGTAGATTTGAATACCTGCAATTTCAATTACTCCGTTACCAGACTGAAGTGCTGTACCTTGTACGTCTCTGTTGATTAAACCGTTTGAACCAGCACCTTGTATAAGTGCGTAGTACTGTCTAGGGTTAAGTACGGCAACCCGACCATCATCAGAAACTCCTTTTTCGTCAAGAGCTGCAGCAGCATCATAAAATGCTGTTACGAGCTTAGTATCATCAAGAGCATCATCAGCGTTAGAACCAGCTCCCACTTGGATTTGTGTACCACCTGGCTCAACGAAGTTGGTTAGTGATACTGGAGAAGCCTGTCTAGCACCTTTAGCAATAGCTCTGAAGATTAATCTGTCATACTTCTGTGCAAGAGCATAACCGATCTTCTTAGAAATTTCTCCTCTTAACTCGTAGTGAGAAAGTGTCTCATCTAGCTCATAGACAAATGCACTAGAGATGAGTAGGTCATCTACTGTGATTGTCTTTTCTGCTACTGGAGGAGTTTTGTCAGAGTTTCCTAATATACTGTTGCCAGGAGTGTGGTATTCCGCACTTGTACGTCCAGTATAGATGAACTGTAAACTCTTACCGTTGGTGAGTGTACGCTTCATAACGAGATCTCTTGCGATTGTCTCTCTTTGGAAGCCAGTAAACATCTCACCGCTGAACAACTTTAAATATAAATCTCTGTTGTTTGTTGCGTTTGTCGCTGTGTTTATCCTACCCAGAAAGGTTTGTGAAGCAGGATTGTTTGTTGACTGTTGTGCCATTATTTTGTAGGGTTATATGTATCGTCTCTAGATCTAGAATTATAGGAATCTTAATTGTATCAGCTAAGACTCAAAGCTGCCTGTGGTCTATCCCACCGTCTAGACGGCATTAGGTGTCTCCGTAGAGGCTAATACCAAATGTAGAGGGAGGCATTGCACCTCCCATGTCGCTTAACGAACTACTTTATGAAAATGTAAATTTGGACGTTTCTCAGTCATGTGCGTTTTAATGTGGCTTAATTCTAAAGCACCCATTATAAGAGCTAGACCGATTATACCGAACCAAATTGCTCGATCATTCATTTGATAATTTTGGTGTAAGCAACGCCACGATATACGTAAGTTACTGTCATGGTAAACTCCCATATACCAAAGCCCCGTTCCATGCTTTGGTGTCATGCGTCCCGAAGGATGAACGGACGTGGCGTTTGTGGATTATAATATGCCAGGAATTATTTGTCCTGTTGTTAGGTATGTACCTACAGCTATCACGAAACCTAGCATTGCTAGTCTACCGTTTAGCTCTTCAGCTACATGCCATTTGTCGCCATCGTGGTTGTGGTGTGTCATTTTTTTCTTCGTTTATGGTTGTAGTTAATTCTACGTGAACTTGTTTTAGATTTTCTAAATCTTGTTTTTTCACCGCTAGACATCTCTTTGGTAGTCTTTGGTGTTTTGGATGAGACTCTACGAGATGGACGACAAGCGGGGTAGCCTTTACGCTTTTCGCCTTTCTGTCTGCCACATGGCTTACCAGTTTTTACGTCCACCCACTTCTCTTTAAACCATCTTCTTAAACTCATCTTTTTCCTCTAGTATATCCTTTAGCGGTCTTTCTTTTACCACCAGATTTTACTTGTCCTTTACATACCTTTACACCATAAGCATTAGCATATGCTGAAGGGTATACCTTGAACTTTCTTTTCGCAGCTGCTTTACCACGGGCACATAGTTTAGCCATTACTTTTTCTTGCCTCCGTGTTTACAGCCACACTTAGATCCTTTCTTGTGTGCCATTAGCATTTCCATCTACGTAGTGCCAACGCTTTACGGGTTGGCTTT